CTTTACAACTGGTGCAGTAAGTATGATCTTTTAAAGTACAGAGGAAAAGGCAGAAATCTATCCGCTACATCTAAAAAGCCAAAATCACCAATGCAACAGAAGGCTGAGCAGATGAAGGATCTATTGATAAAATTCTTTTATCGCTTACACCGACTATGTTTTTGAGATTCATTACATCCCATCCCTGACGGATTTTTCATCCCAACCCCAACCCACCAGTCGTTGTACATATCTTTCTCTTTTGCATTTTTCACAAATAGTTTCTTTATTATACCTTGACAATACAGTTTCGCAACTTTTTGTTTTACAAATTCTTTTTTTATTTATATTTGCTTTTTTCTCATAATAATTGCTTAATAGCTTTGCGTTTGTAACAATCCTTCTACACTCCGCAGAGCAATAAATACTATTATAAGATTTGGCTTTGAATGGTTTACTGCAATCTAGATTCTTGCAAGTCCTTTCGTCATCATTAATCACTTTCTCCCCAGCATAAAGCAGACAAATTACAGTCTGAACAATGCTTAGATGTTCTCTTGTACGGTCTGTCAGGGATATTACCGCTAGTGTAATTCCCATAAATATCTCTATATTTCTTGAAGAGCTTGTCTATGAAAGCTTGGTCTTTTTCAATATAAATAGGAAGAATTTCTTGATTGTTCTTGCATTCATAAATAACAAAACCACCATCCAGGTTTAAGCACTCCATGTAAATCTGTGCTTGTCTATAATGCTCATCCTTTGGCTTGTTATACAATTTTCTGTAGTGAAAACCTTCTGAGCTAATTGACTTCAATTCAATTAATTTCTCACCATGCCAGTTGATAATACCGTCAGCAGTACCCTCAATAGGTGGAGATGAGTAACTGACTGGGATTTCTTCTGCAACCAAAATCCCCATTTCCCTAAAATACCCATACAACCTGTCGTGGACAGCATGACCATTATCAAAAATTCTAAGAGTTTGCGCTCTAAAATCTGGAGTGACACTCACCCCGTCAAACATGTAATACCAATAGCGTGAACATTGGTTTGTGTAGCTTGGATGGAAACCGTTAACTTTCTTAAATTCTGGCTTATTTCTTTCCGCTAGGCTTTCATCAATAGCTTTATTCAAACTATCTACTAATTCAGCATTAGTGAAATTTTCCGCTGGTACCTCTGCTACCGCCTCTTTTGGCTTTGGATTCCTCAATACTTTTAATGATTTCATTGCATACCGCCTTTCGCAGCGAGTTTAAGTGCATTTATATTTTCCGCTAATGCTTCATACATGGTCTTCCATATATCATTAACAAACTTGTCTTGATCACTCATAACCGCAGACTTTCTTTTAAAAGCCTGAGATTTAATAATCATCAATGTCCTATACGCTGCTAATATATTAGCATACTTAACAGCTTGACCGCCCAAATAATGGTCTGGGTTTTGAATAATGTCTTCAACTATTCTTATACATTCTAGAAATTCTTCCGCTTTATCGCCCATTTGCTCAGCAAGAACTTCTTTATTAATTATAATATCTGGCACTAGATATCCTTTCTTAAATCTTCTGTTTTAACTAAAGCTTGATATGGTGGATAGACTTTTGCAATTCCAACAAACCAAAATATAAGATTTACACCAATAGCAAATTCATCATGATCAAGATTTATACCAAGACTCTTGTGACCAGATAGCTTATCGCAACAAAATTTAAACTTCATATTCGCTTCCTTTAATTAAATCTTGGAGTACATCCCAATCAATTATAGCGACTTTCGTTTGGGAATTCTCACCAAACACAACGGAAATACACGGGTATTTATAATTAGCGTTAAAAGCGTCTTTTCTCATCTTCTCCCAGGCTTTCAGGGTTAGTGTAAAAGTCTTTTCATTATGTTTATAGTCAACTAGGAACTTGTGAAGAGAGGCATCACCCTTCTTAAGTCCACGCCCTGAATTCTTGACAGCTTTGGCTTTGTCACGCTTAATTTCTTCTTTTTCAGTTCGTTTCACTAATAAGTTCTTTCAGGCGATCTCGGTCGGATTTCATTAAAATATATTGTACACGAAGAATTGCAAGTCTGTTTTCAGTTTCTTCAATTCTTTTCTTCAAATCATTTATTTCTTTAGCGTAATTCATTTTCTTTTTAAACATAATAAACCACCTAATCATCTTCAGACTCCTTGTCTCCGCATTCTGGGTTTTCTGGAATGGGTTTGGGACAGAAGCATTTATAGGATCTCACACCTATGATAATCATGCAATACTTTCACTACTCATGTTTTTACAAAACCTCGTTCTTCAGCGCCTTCCACGCTTCATCAACTTTCTTTTTCAGCTGGGATGTGTCGGTCTCTGGGTATGCACTGAGGTATGCATCTTCAGCCTTTACATAATTACGGACTATTTCCCTTAACCGCTTGAGATCGTCACTCATGAGTTAATCCTTTTAAGAATTTCCTTGACTTGCTTATCAGTTAGTTCAATCGCACCCATACCATTCCACTTGCTTTCTTCGTAATTATACCAAGCACCTTTACGCTGGATAATATCCATTTCAATAGCAATATCAATAATCTCACGCTCTTGATCAATCCGACCCTCTTGTGGGAGAACATAATAGTAACCAGTTGCTCCGATAGTAGGGATTTGCTTCGTCTTCTCAACAGTCCAGGTTGCTCGTTGCGAGGTGATCATATTATTTTCCTCACGCTCCATTTCACCTTTTGACATTGACAAGAAAAGCTTGACGATATTGTGCATGTTGTGGTGAACAGTGTTGCCCATCTTAGCTTTTGTTACTGCGAACATCCCGCTCAAGTCAACTGTTTGGTGAGCAACGAATAGCATAATGTTGCGCTCTTTATGGAGATAGTTCACCAACTTCTGCAACAGGTATCCCTGCGAGCGTGACTGTAAACCCATTGCTTTACCGCCCTCAGGCTTATCGTAAAACTCTTCCTTAATGATGTTAGATAGTGAGTCAAACAAGAAGATGTGCTTCTCCTTATCATCAGTCAGGTATCCGATCAAATTCTTCATGATATCTTCTACAACGGTTGATTGGATAATCACTACATCACTAGTATCAATACCGCACTTAGCAGCGTAGTCATCGTTATAAGATGATTCCGAATCAATAATGATCGGGCGATAGCCTAGCTTCTGAGCTTCAGCAATAATGCGAAAACACATGGTTGTCTTACCTACCGATGGCGTACCCCAGAATAAATGAGTCGCACCAGTATTAAGACCACCGCCTAAAGCACGATTTAAACCGATGCTAGGGGTTGGAATAACATCATGAATAGGCATTGTCTGCCCTTTGCGTTTATCTACAATTAACATATTTCTCCTTTATTGAAACATTCTATCTAGAATTCTTGATTTAATAATTGTTGTTGAAATGTGTTCGCTATACGGAACAAAGATTACTTTAATGTTATGTTCATCAAGCCATTCCTGGGTAAAGCCCATTTGTTTATGGTAGTCCTTGGTCTCCCAATCTGAACCAACAACAATGACATCTGCTTTCGCCTCTAGGATAGCAGGTTTTGAATCAGCTCCGCCTGTGTTAATGATAACTTTGTCCACCCATTTACAAGAAGATACAACTTCCATTCTTTCAAATAATTCACAAATTGGCGGCTCTTTGTACTGAGCACAGAACTCACTTGGGTTAACCGACACCACTACTTGACCACCGACACCAGCTATGTTCTTACATCTCTCTAGCAATCGGCTATGACCCGAATGAAATAGATCAAATGTTCCACCTGTGTATACAATCATTTTTTCTCCATTGACGCACTAACGAAATTCCATTTATTTGCATTATGAAATGTAAACTTCTCAACCCCATCAATACCAGAAAGAGCATCGCAGTATTCAAACATCACATTGTTAAAATCTCTAAATTCAAAAAGATTTGTATCATTTACTAAAACAGTTGGAATATCTGGAATGCTTACTGTTTTGCAATTAATTCCAGACCAAGCCAAAACATTTCTTGAGTCCAGATGCTTTGTCCCAATTTTAAAATCCATCACATCTCTTTTCCAAATATTCATACTTGCTAATGTCGCAGCAATCACATACGATTTATCATCAAGGCTGTTTATCAATTCAACCATTGTACCAGAAAAACCAGGCTTTAATTCTCCAGAGTAAGGGGCGTATTGCATTATTCTATCAACACCATTTAACATAGGCAGTAATGTCGCAATAGCACCTGGGAGCAGAACATCATCATCACCCAACACCCACACATACTCACCAGTTCCAGATGTTAGTCCATGCAGGCAATTGCCATCACAACCTATGTTTTGCTTTCTTACTGAATACTCTGTTATGTATTCCCTGTACGGGTGTAAAAGATCGCCAGCAAAAGCATCTTGGTCGTTGTCAGATATAATTAATTCAATATCATTTGTAAATTGATTAACAATACTCTCCACACACTGCACAACTGATTCACGCTTGTATGTTGGTATGTAAATAGTTAGAGGCACTACACGCTCTCCTTGACAAGGTTTTTCCTCTTTACATAATCGTCTACAGTAATAATCTTATCTGCCGCTTCAAGCTTGTAAGAGTCAAGACGGTTGAGAGTATCCTTGTCCTCAACCTTTGACAGACGAACTGCATACCATTCGCCTTCCTTAAGTATCTGCTTAACCTTTTTGTAAACTGCAGCGAATATCACGATCTTAAAGAACTGCTTACCATCCCAGCAGTAAACGCTAGCCATTTCCTTACCAGATGAGGTAATAAAGTTTCTAATGTTGAAAATGTAGGCAAGAGTTTTCTCATCAGTTACATAACCAATGCCATGTTCATATAGCCATGAATACTTATGATCAGTACCAGCTTTTTTCATCATCATGATATTAAACAGCCTAGAATCTTCTGCTTGATACACATCACAATACGCATGTAGAGTTCTATCGCCAATCAACGCATACACATAGTCCCTCTGTGCCAGCTCAGTGTTGCGCTCACCAAACACAGTGCAAGAGCCTGAGTGATCTTCAAACTCAACCCGTAAATAACCCGTAGCCTTCTTTGTAGAGCGCACTACAGCTTTAATGAGAGTAATGCTTGACATTGTTTCATGGAAGTCAACTGCGTTCTCCACAAACTCATCAATAGCAGTCTTATGTTGATTAGCCGCAATCGGGAATCCAAGAATCGGTAGATAATATTTTTCGTTATCAAATTGCGATACATGACCAATTGATTCAAACGCACCAACCTTATCCAAGTTCTCTCTAAGCGGAGCTTTGACAGCCGACTTAGAACACTTATGACTAAATTCTTCAAATGAATTAAATGGTCGCTTTGTTGTAATCTCTTTGATCGCACTAGAACCGCATCCAGTGACATTGGCAAGACCGAATCTAATTCCTTCTTCTTCGCCTGGGAGTGACATGGAAAAGAATTCTTCTGACTTATTAATATCAGGTGCATAGATTTTCAATCCGAGTCTTTGCGCTTCCATCAAGTAAGCAGTGATCTTGTCAGATGCAGACTCATTGTAAAGAAGCGCCCAAATAAATTCAAGAGGGTAGTTGATTTTCAACCACATTGTCTGATATGACATGAGTGAGTAAGCAACAGCGTGTGATTTGTTAAACATATACAACGCTGACATTTCAAACTCAGACCAAATCTTTTCAGATTGTGCTGGGGTGAGGTACTTATTATTTACAAACTTCTCTTTGTACTTATCAAAGCCAGCTACATCTCGCTTCTTACCAATGATCTTACGCAACGAGTCGGCTTCTGACCAAGTAAAGTCTGCGAGCAACACAGCCATTTGCATAAGTTGCTCTTGGAAAATTACAGTACCGTAAGTTTCTTCTAAGATTTCTCGCACTACTTCGTCAGGGTACTTAGGCTTAGCGACACCCTTTTTACAGTCAATGTACCTCTGCCCCTGCGAGAGCAATGCTCCAGGTCTAACCAATGCGTTAGATACAACAAGGTCATTAAAGTTATCAATACCCATTCTTTCAATGAGGTTTCTATAAGCAGCCGCATCAGCCTGAAAGATGCCTACAGTGTTGATATTATTGAAGTTTTCAAACACTTTATGGTCATCCAGCTTCAGCGATTGAGCCCTCACATCTACCCCCAGACGCTCCTGGATCTTTGCTAAGCAGTCTTTAATGACAGATACGGTCTTTAGACCCAAAACATCTATTTTAATAAGCCCAACGGCTTCGGCATCTTCCATAGCGAACGCCGTAACAGCCGAGCGGTCTCCACCCTGAGAATCTTTACGGGATTCAACGGGGCAAACATCGGTCAACGGAACGGAAGAAACCACCATCCCAGCCGCATGGACTCCAGCGGTACGAATGCGATTTTCCAACCTTGATGCCAACGGCACAACATCGGGATATTTCTTGATAAAGACCTTGCCCTTGTCGGTGGCTTTAAGCTCATCAATGGTTTCAAAAAACGGTGTGATGGAGTTGATTTCGGCAAACGGAACTTGTAGCACTCTCGCAACATCTTTAACCGCACTCTTTGATTTAAAAGTACCATAGATAGAAATTGCCGCTACATTATCTTTGCCCCAGCGAGTGGCGAGATAAGTTTTAACCTCATCACGGCGCTTGTCTTCAAAGTCCAAGTCAATGTCGGGATAGTCATTACGCTCAGGATTAATAAAGCGAGCGAACAGCAAATTGTATTTGATTGGATCTACTTGCGTAATGTCCAACAAAAACGCCATGACGCTACCGCCAACAGACCCACGACCAGTACCACGACCAATGCCGTTGTTGTCAGCCCACTTCACTAAGTCCCATACAATCAAAAAGTAATCCGCAAAGCCGAGTTGCTTAATGATGCCCAACTCTTCATCAAGACGCTTCGCATAAACTTCATCATTAATCCCCAGCTCTTGCAAACGGAACCTTGTAATCTCAGCCAAGTAATCATCTGAGTTCATGGACTTCATGTACTTCGGCAACAAGTTCTTCTTCTTTTCCATCCGAGCCGTACACTTCTCCGCAACTTCCATCGTGTTTTCCAGAATGTCAATTCTGTCGTAGCCAGCATCTTTGAACCAAGAAGCCACCTCATCAGCACCAGCCACATACGGGTTAATCTCATCAAACCTAAGATGCCTGTTAGGATACATATTGTTGATTTTTGCCACCATATCAAGGGATGGGTTATGCAAGCAATCAGCATGGTCCTTAGCATGGCGTTGATCTGCGGCTGATAGGCTTGGGTATTGTGAGAGCATTAGTAAGACCTCTTCACAGCCCTTATCCTTACGACTGGGGAAATGACAATCAGCAGTAGCTAGTACAGGTCGGTTGTAGGTGTCTGCTAATTGGATTAACCCGTCATTTATATGCTTAGGGTTCCATGATTGAATTTCAAAGTAGAAATCATCTTTAAATATCTTTATAAATCTTTCGGACAACTGGGCTGCTCTGTCCATATCGCCTGCATCAATAGCCTTAGAGATAGCACTACCCATACAGCCCGACAATGAGATAACATCATTATCAACAAGCTCTTCCAGCAAGTTGAAATCAATTCTAGGCTTATAGTAGAAGTTGTCTCCCCAAGCCTTTTGATTCATCCTGAATAGCTTCTTAAGACCATCATTATTCTTAGCCAGCAGAATTAGATGGAAGCGCTCGCTCTTGTCCTCGCTATCTGATTCAATAGATGGTACGAAGTAAGCCTCTACTCCGAACAATGGCTTTACATTATTAGCAAGACAAGCATCCTGGAACTTCAACACCCCGCCCATTGTCCCGTGATCTGTAATAGCCGCAGCTACTTGACCATTGGTGCTTGTAATTTTTGCTATCTCTTCTGGTGTTGACATTCCGTCTAGTAGTGAGTATTCAGAATGACAATGTAAGTGAACGAAATCCGTCACAGATTCTCCAAATCTATTTCAAACAACGATTCAATCGTGTCCATTTTGTTCCAATAAGCCTGATTATACCACGCCGCACGAAGAAAACACTTTACTCCATACTCTTGTAATATTTCTATTTCATGTGGATTATCTTCCACTACAAACAGTGGATCAATTTCCTTGATGATATCAATTTTCTTTCCAAATTCAGAAAATCTTGGTCTGGCAGTATTTATTCTCCACATATCTAGCCAAGGCACTGTCTCCTCAACAGCGGCTGGTTGCCTTCTAGCAGTCACTATGTTTACATCAATACCAAGACTGAACCAATAATTTACTTGAAAATATGCATCCTCAAATGGCTTCATGTTTCTCCAAAATAAATTATCCCTGAAGAGCTTTAATGCATTCTCGTCTGTTGTATTAGTCGTGAACCATGATCCATAGTCCTCATCACTAACTCCATGCGTATAAAATAAATGATCGGACACTGACTTATCTATATTGGCGATTACGCCATCTAAATCCAAAACAATTGCTTTATTTACAAATTCCATTTTTCTCCGATTGTATATTTTTGAGCATGAAAAAAGGGAGGGCTTTCGCCCTCCCCTAATTCGTTAATGATTACCAGGAATCTTTCATCTCACCAGTGGTGAGGAACATTTGCTGCTTCTCGTATGGAAGCATCATATACACACTGTCAAGCTGATGCATTGGCAATTCAGTAATCTGCTTTGGTTCTGGTGAAGAATCAAGCGGAATCAATGAATAGTTTGTATCCGATGCAGAAGAGCCTGTGCGTGAATACTTGTAGAATCTATCGGTAATTGTGCCGAATTCCTTTGCGTATTCAATAAGTGTAAGACCAATATGGCGCTGGTTGAATGTCGTGTCAAGAACTCTCGGTTCCCAAACACCTGGCTCCATTTCCACCGCAATATTAATCAAAAGATGGGGCTTTGGTCTCCAAGCCTTATCCACAGTTGCTTGTTCAGTACCCCAGCAACGGTAGTTAAACTTCTCAAGACCTGCAGTGGAAGCTACTCTCCACTTCCAGTTGATTGGTGATGTAATAACTGGAACATTAATTGCTGTCCCGATATTCTCATCGTAATTTGTTGAATCTTCTGTCAGTTCCTGACGGAAGCGAATGCGGTACGATTGACCAGCTTGGACTGTGAAGAATTTCTTCGGTCCTGCTGACGCACCTGGTTTTGCTACTGACTTTTCCAAGTCTTTTAGTGATTTTAATGATTGAAATGACATGTTTTGTCTCCTATATGATTATTTCTTTGTTGTTTATAGCTTCTGCTATTTGTTCTTTAGTCATCTCCGCAGGGTCTTTAACTCCTTCGGGGATTCTTGCTACCGAGATTTCTTTGCCTCGGCACATCTCTATCATAGCACATCTCATTGCCATACCAGCATCATCATTGTCACAAAACAAGATAACTTTATCAAAAAACCGTCTTATCATATTCCCTTGATTTTTTGACACTGCAGCACCAAGTGTTGCTACTACATTTGGAAAACCAGCTTGATGAACAAACATGCAATCAACACTACCTTCAACTACAATAACTGAATTGTAATTCTTGGCATTATGAATGTTGAATAACACATCTGCTCGTTTAAAGCCTTTATTGTATAGATATCTAGGCTGTTGAGTTGACTCAATTGCTCTGCCAATTAACCCTACTAGCTCATAATTATGAGACCTAACTGGGATTACAACACGGTTCTTTTCAGATGAAAATCCAACCTCAAAGTGCCTCATTGTGTCAATATCCAAACCACGCTCAATCATTGTTTGTAATAGATCAGATTGATCTTCGTAGTCTATCATCAAATTATCAATTGATAACTCATTAACATCTTCAACTTGATACTTATAACTGTTTAGCTCTTTATCAAGCTTGTGACTGTCCAGCTCTATGTGCTTACTGTAGGTCTTACCAGTAACATTAAAATATAGCTGTCTAAAATTACCTTTCTTACCGCATGACGGATTAAAGCATTGCCATAGACCAGTTCTAACATTGATATACATAGCGGCGCTATGCGTATTCTTGTGAAAAGGGCAATAGACATTTAACTCTTCACCATTAGCACTTTGAATTGAAACATTGTAGTTATTAAATAACGACAGTATCTCTTCCTCAATAGAACTAGCTAAGAAGTTTGAATTTGTAGACATCCCTACCTGCATCATAGTCTGTGATCAACTTTGTTTTACCAAAATTGCCATATTTCTTACGAGCTTCATCCTCCATCCAGGGTCTAAGCCTGCTGAGGGTTTCAATATCTTTTACTTCGCCTTTAACTACAGTTTTCATTAAATATCCCACTCTTCTGCCCACTTACCAGTTTCTAGATTCCATCTAAGGTAGAAACCAAAGTGTGACGCTCTACGGACTTTTCTTGACACCACCTGAAACAAATCAGATGATAGTTCTCTGTGAATAGCAAGCACAAGATCGGCATCGTAAGCCAACTGCTTACTCCACGCAACCTCTTCTAGCTCTGGCGGTCTCTCTGAGTGACCGTCAGACATTGTTACTGCGGCAACATCTATGATAGGGATACCATTCTTTACCGCAATTCGCTTGAATGCCTTAGAAAGGTTCTTAGCCTTCTCTGTTTCATTCTTAGCACCGCTTGAATCATCAAACAAGCTGTGGTAGTCAAGAATGACCATATCAGGGTGATACTGATCAATCTTTGCTTGTACCATGTTTTGGTCTGCTGTTTCAAGCCCCTCTGATGTAACAAGATGGATAGCGTGCTTGCCTTCAAAAGTAGCTTCTGCCCACTTCTCATAGCCATCAACAATTCCTGGGTTGGCTTTAATCAAGTCTGTATTTGTGAAGTGCCCCTCGCCGTTATTTAATAGCGTGTCAAGCCTCTGCCCTTCTTGTTGTTTATTCATCTCCAAAGAAATGATCAACGGTCTATAGCCAGCTTTCCAAGCATTAACAGCGAACAGTCTTGCAATAAAAGATTTACCAACACCAGTCCAGCCAAGAAGAACAATGAAGTCACCCGATTGCCAACCGCCAAATACCTTGTCAATAACATCAATACCACTAGGGATTCCAGCAATTGCTTTAGGGTTGAGGGATCTAGCTTTTAAGTCCCTAACTCTGTCTTTCCATTCTCCAGCAAGATCGGTATCTTTTAGGTTTGATGAAAACTTATAAAGCTTTGAAGTTTCTTCCATCAAAAATGATAAAGCTTCTTTAGGACCAGACTCATTGATAAGACCATGTGCCTTAGCAACGATACCTCTAGTCTGATACGAAAGAGATTCTTTCTTTGCTTCGTCAATGTAATAAGCAATCGGCTCTGGAGTTGAAATGAATTCAAAATCCTGATGATGTTGCTTCACTGTTTCCTTTGACGGAACCTTGCTGTGTGTTTCATAATGAGAAACTATGAAATTCCAAACATCACGATATTCCAAAAATACATTCTCAACACCGCTATTTACAGCAGTTACATAGTCTTGGGTATCAACAATAGAATTTAGAAGTCTTACTTCGTAATTCACTCTGTCTCCATTCTCTTTTTAGTTTCTTCTACTATGGACTTAAATTTATCGCCAGATTTTTTATCAAACTCAGCTTTTTCAACAAACGCTCTTGATTCTATCGCAAAATCAAAAACCAAAAATGGTCCTGGTCTGCTCTTAATAAAGCTTTCCACTCCGAGCCTAAGGTTATCTGTCTTGTAAAAACTAACAAGGGAGTCAGCAACGGCTTCCTGCCTTGGAGAGTCTGGGATAAATAATTTATTCTGCTTTGCGCAGAAGCTTTTGAAGTATTCTATCAGTTCTTGACCAGTTGTTATCATTTTCTTTTTTAGCTTTCTTCCAAGTTGCTAACAGTATATCAAATTCGGAGAAACCGCCATTAACGCCATAAATGGTTTCTTCACTCCACGCATTGATTAGACATTCTTTCCTAACCTCGCATGATTTGCAAATATTTTTTGCGTACTGGACTTCTTCGTATTTATAAGAAAACCAGTAAATGCCATTTACATCTTCAGCGCAGAGTGCTTTGTTTCTCCACTTTTCCAATTACTTCTCTGCGTCAAGCTCTTGGAGCTTCGCTTCAATTTGTGAGTCAATTGAATCCCACAACTTGCCCCAAGACTTTTCATCATCAATACTGGAAGCAATTACTCTTGCGCCAGCATCAAGACGAAGTGATTCGTAGTTACCTAGGTTCTTTG